GTATTATCTTTAGTATTATCTTTTGTGTCTTCTTTAGTATTGGGGGGTGTGGAGAACAGTAGGCTAGGGGTTTGTGGACTAGGGGGGGTGGGGGCCTCTAGACCAAGCGGGTGGGTGTCTGTAGACCTAAGGGTCAGGAAGTACCTATTAGATGTATTACCTCCATCATCTTTAAACCTTCTTTGTATTTTTAGAAGACCTAGACTCTCAAACTCTTTTACAATCTTAGCAATATGCTTTGGGTCTTTTAGACCTGCTAACTTTGCAATATGAGTATAACTAGGATAGCAACTATTCTGATCATCACAGTAGTTAGCTAGTAAGATTAAGATTAATCTCTTAGTTGGTGTTTGACCTTCAAATTGAATCTTCAGTGCTTTGTTCAGACATTCTATAGACATAGTTCTTTCCCTCGTTGTTTTTTATTTTGGTTTGTTAAGATAATCATAATTAATATTTAAGTCAATACAAATTGGATTAAGAATTAATTTATTACTCCTTCCATTGATAATCTTCGTGTTCATGTAGTCTTTGTTCAATCGCTTCAAGTAGACACTCTTCCACTTCTTTCCATGTATAAAGTTCACCACTGTATTCTTTTTCATTTATGTTTACGAACTTGTTTCTGTAAAACTCGTATTCATTAATATGATAGAACTCACCCCACTTATCTAAAAGTTTTTTCACCCTTTGTTTAGGTGAGGTTCTTTTCTTAATATATCTTTTAGGCTCAGGTATGGGAGTAGTGCATACAGCTTTAAATGGCTTTAGTCTTTTGCTTAATACTTTTCTAGATAGAGTTCTTTCAAAATCTCTAAACTCAACATTCGCGTCATTCATACTTTTAACCAAATCTTTAATATTAGGTTGATCAGGATGAAGGTGATGTAAAAGCAAACAATACTCAGAAACAAATCTACCATTGTGTCTATCATTAGAAACGCAGTGTGCATATTCATGTAGGAGAACTGCATAAGACCTTCCCCATTCATTGCGAATTAAAATATCATTCATATTAAAAGCCCAACAACTACCACGCCCATTTCTAAATCTTAACTTGACGTTCTTCTTATATATCTTATTAAGTCTTTTGATTACTGCATGACATTGATCTTGTGAAAGATAACTTTCTTTAACCATCCATGACTGAGAATCTTCCCAGTCATAGACTTTTTGTTTTTGTTTATCCCTCATGCTACCTCCAATACTTTGAAGGTTTTGCATGTTTGAATTTTATCCCAAGTAGACCTTTTGATTTTCGTCCAATGGTTTTCTCTGTAAGTGCTAAGAACAGCAGGTCTAATCTTTACCCACTTCCAACCTATTTGACCAACTTGGAAATGATGATAGCCATGAGATAATCTATTAGCCCTTTGAGGGTCATTATAAAATCTTACAATGTCTCTCTTCTTTTTTGCTTCCTTATGTAATGGAAGCTCTTTGTATCTTTTTTTCATTTGATTCTCCTTTTTCAATTTATTAAAAATACTTCGCCCTAATACCATTATAACACATCTTAAACCAAATTGGAATAGTTAATTTATATGGTCATTTTACGTTTTGGATTAATTTGTGATAATATCCGATATGTAATGACTAAAAAAACGACTAGAACCAAATTAACAGAAGAGCTGAAAACACAGTTAAGAACTGAGTTTGTTCAGGGGATAGAGTTAAAATCAGGTGAGAGAAAAAATTTTAGCATTGAAGATTTAATCAAAAAGTACAATGTAGCACCTGCTACCCTTTATAGAGCATCACAATCTGAAGGTTGGAAAGCACTTAGAGAACAATACAACATAGAACTTCAAGAAGAATTAAATAAACAAAGAGCAAAAAAACAAGCCAAAGAATCTATTAAGTTTGATGATACTCTTTTATTAAAAGCTAATGAGTTGATTAATCAGGTAACTTTTTATTTAAACATCAATGAAGATGCTATGAACATGGGTGGTAAACCACTTCAACCAACACAGTTTCTATCTTTGTGTAATGCATTACTGACTGCACAAAAGCTAGGTAAGATTTCAATGGGAGAAATAACAGAGAATATCAATGTCAACTCAACAGTCAAAGAAGCAGAAGCCTTCAACTCAATTATGGAATTACTGGACACAGTTAAATCAGAACGCCTTAACAGCGACAGCGACCCATTACACTAATTGGCTTAAAACTGCTCGTATCAAACAATTAGCACCTGAGGGTGAATATCTAATATGGCTTGTGATGGCAGGAAGGGGTTTTGGTAAGACAAGATGTGGTGCAGAAGATATAGCATTATATGCTATGAGAAATGCAAATGTTAATTGTGCTGTAGTTGCTCCTACACATGGTGATCTTAGAAGAGTTTGTTTTGGTGGAGAAAGTGGACTATTGAGTGTTATACCTAAAGAATGCTTTTTAAAATCTAATGATCAGAAAGGATATTCATCTAGTGTCAGTGAAATTAGATTATGGAATGGGTCAAAGATAACAGGCTATGCCGCACAAGAACCTGAAAGGCTTCGTGGACCACAATATCATAGGGCTTGGTGTGATGAAATAGCGTCTTGGAGATATCCTGAAGCTTTTGATCAACTTATGTTTGGTCTAAGATTAGGTGATAATCCACAGTGCGTAATAACAACAACACCAAAGCCAAGCAAACTTATCAAAGATTTAGTATCAAGAAATGATTGCTATGTGACAAGTGGTTCTACATTTGAAAACGAAGCAAACTTAGCTGAGTCTGCATTGAATATGCTTAGAGAAAGATATGAAGGCACAAATTTAGGAAGACAAGAACTGTACGCAGAGATTATTGAGGACTTTGAGGGTGCGTTATGGAACTCTAACTTAATTGATAAAGCAAGAATACATGAAGATAGAGATTTATCACAGATTATAGTTGCAATTGACCCTGCTGTTACAGCTAATGCAAATAGTGATGAAACAGGTATAGTAGTAGTAGGTAAGGACTATAATAATCATTATTATGTATTAGAAGACCTATCAGGCAGACATCCCCCTGAGAAATGGGGTAGAATAGCTATAAATGCTTTCTACGAATGGGAAGCAGATAGGATAGTAGCTGAAGTTAATAACGGTGGAGACTTGGTAGAAAGGCTTATACGAAACATAGATAATCAAATATCTTATAGAAGTGTAAGGGCAACTAGGGGTAAAATACTTAGAGCAGAACCAATCTCAGCTTTATATGAACAAGAGAGAGTTCACCATGTAGGTGCATTCTCGGAGTTAGAATCGCAAATGTGCAGTTATACAGGAGATACAAATAGTTCGCCTGATAGATTAGATGCTTTAGTATGGGGATTAACCGAACTTAGTAAGTCTAAAGGACAAGTAAACTGGAGAATAAGCTAATGGCACAAGAAACATTTTTTAAAAGACTTTTTAATACACAAAAAAAAGAAGTCAAACAATCTAACATGATGGGTTATTTTGGTGTTGGTACAGAACAGCCCAAGAATTACAAATACGCAGACTTAGCCAAAGAGGGATACCTAAAAAACGCAATTGTTTATCGTTGTGTTAATGAAATATCTAAAGGTGCAAGTGCAGTACCCTTTTTAGTTAAAGCAGGAGATCAGATAATTGAACAACATCCACTCATTGACCTTCTTAATAGACCCAATCCTTTACAATCCTATTCAGAGTTCTTTAATAGCCTTTTTGGTTATGTGCTTCTTAGTGGTAATGCTTACATCCTCAAAGTAGGTGGGCTTACAGGTACGCCTAAAGAACTTCATCAATTAAGACCTGATCGTATCAATATAAAAGGTAGTGGTAACGCTATACCTGATAAATACGAATATACAATAAATGGTAGGGTTCAAAATACCTATCATGTAGACCAAGACAATGGCTTCAGTGAGGTCAAACATATAAAGTTATGGAATCCATTAGATGATTATTACGGGTTAAGCCCTATGAGTGCGGCGGCTGTTGAGGTTGATCAGTTCAATATGTCTAGTAAGCACAATGTCAATCTATTACAAAACGGAGCAAGACCTAGTGGAGCAGTTATATTTAAACCACAGGATGATGCAGGTTTTGCAGTAAACCTATCTGAATCACAGAGACAGCAATTACTTACTGACCTTAACAACAGGTTTAGTGGTGCAGGTAATGCAGGTAGACCTATGTTGTTAGAAGGAGACTTTGACTGGAAAGAAATGGGTCTAAGTCCTAAAGATATGGACTTCCATAGATTAAAAAATATGGCAACTACAGATATAGCCTTATGCTTTGGAGTTCCTAGTCAATTAGTAGGTGTTCCTGATGGACAGACATATTCAAATGTAGCAGAAGCAAGACTTGCTCTGTATGAAGAAACTATTATTCCACATCTTAGAAAGATATCTTCTGATCTTAATGAGTGGTTAGTACCTTTATTTGACGAAAGGCTTACCTTAGAATTTGATATAGATTCTATACCTGCTCTAGCAGAAAGAAAAAAGAAGACTTACGAGAATGTAACTAGTGCTGTTCGTGAAGGTATTATGACTCGTAATGAAGCAAGAAAGATAATAGGTCTTGACCCAGTAGAAGGTGCTGATGATCTTTATATATCAGCTAATCTATTCCCAATTTCAGATAGTGATGTTCCTAAACCTGAGAATCCAGTTAATGAAGAAGACTTAGAAGA